CATGGTAGTTGAATTTAGGTTAGTTTTTGAATAAATAGATGGCGGTAGCCAAAAGATTGGGAGGAGCAGGGGGTGTCCAGTAGAGGGCATCACACTTTCACATTTAAAAAAAAATTTTATCTTTGCTAAAGAACTTTAAAAAACAAGTATTATGAAATGTGGATACGGAAGTAAGAAAGGAACAAAGAAGCCTAAACCTAGAAAGCCTAAGTACTAATGGCTAGGAAAGGTAAAAAAAAGGGTAACGATGGTAAAGCTTGTTGGGATGGTTATTACTACGCTGGTACAAAGTGGGGTAAAGACGTTTGCAAGCCTACTAACAAGAAAAAGAATAAGTAGTCATTGTAGGGTGATGAAATAGGCAGACATGCCTCCCTGTCTCGGAGGTGTAGATAAATGGATAAACTTTAGGATAAAAGGGGTTGACCACCAAGTTGCAACTAATGTTCTCTAGCTAACTACTACGTGCACGTTCGAATCGTGCCCCTACAGCTAAATAAATACAAATGGTAAAATCATATATACAAACTCCTTATGGGGAAATTTACAGAGACGAGTTGTTAGACTCTCTTGTATTAGAGTTTGAGACTGACGACTTTTCTATGTTCTCTCCAGACTTAGCAATGGATAATGAGATTGACAATTGGTTAATAGATAATGACTATAAGATATTAGATCGTAATATGTATTTTAATGATCCTATATTAGATAGCTTAAACTATGTTTATTACAACGAGCAGACTGGTGACTACGAAGAAGTAGAGATACCTATTGGCATGGATAGTACTATTGACGTTGGTATGTTTATGTTAAAGTATAAACTAGAAAAAAAATAATGTATCTATTAAAGATTAGTAAGAAAGGAGAGAGTGTTACTGATGAAGACAATGGGGTGCTAGGCGTTCCAGAGTTTCAAAAGGTTTTAAAAGAAAAGAAGTTGGGGCAAAAAGGAATGAGATTTGTTGCTTTGAGTCAGGACTACGATTCACCATATAGATACTTAAATGAGAAGGATAGGGTTCGGCAGATATGCACGGACTTAACTGGGAAGCCTGAATGGGCTGACATTAAACATCCTTTGATGAAGGCGGCTATAGAGAAGTATCGCAAACTACAAAGAGATCCTCTTGACGATCAGTTAGAGGCGTTTAATAAAAAGATAGATCAATACACTACACTTATTAATGAGTGGCACTTAGATCAAGAAACTGCTGAAGACCTTCAGAAAGTTATGATCGGTATTGAAAAGCTACTAGGTACTCGTACCGTTTTGCTAGAAGCAATAGAGCGAAGGGGTGAGAGAAAGACTATTAGTGGTGAACAAACACTTAGCTTTTTAGAGAATAGAGAAGTTAGACTAAAAGACGTTTAATGGCTAAGAAATTTGACGTACAGGCTTACAGGCCAATACCTAACAACGGACACCCTAAACTAGATGCAGATAGTCTTGCGTATCAAGATTATTGGGAGGAAGAGATGCATAGGTGTATTAATGGCTATAAACCCCCTGGTGGGGAGTGGATACCTGGTAACTACTACTGGTATCTAAACTACTACATGATTCTTGGTAATGATGGTAGTGATGGAAATCGTAAAAGCTTAATATACCCCTGGTATAGGGATATGGATAGAGAGTATTTTAACCTCTTCCATACTTGCAGGGAAGAAGGTAAAGGGATGATTGTGATTAAAGCTAGGGATAAGGGATTCTCTTATATGAACTCAGGGCTAGTCGGTCACGAATTTACTTTCTTTCCGCATTCCGAAGTAGGAATTGCGGCTGGACTTGGTGTGACAGCAAATTCTTTCTTTGACAAAGTCAAAAAAGGGTTGCAGAACCAACACCCTAATTTTCGGCATGGTTGGCTTAAGGATACTAAAGATGTTCTTAGGGCTGGGTACAAGCAAAAAAACAATGAAGGTAGGTGGGAGATAGGCGGTTATCAATCTGTTATACATTGCAGAACGATGGATGATCCTGAAGTTTACAAGGGTGAGCGTTTGTCAATAATGATATTTGAAGAAGCTGGGGAGTTTAAAAGGTTAAAGAACGCATATATGTCATCTAAGGCTTGTTTCATGGATGGTGCTTATCAGTATGGCGTTCCTGTTATTGGTGGAACTGGGGGTGACATTGATGCAGCGTCTGCTGACTTTATGGATATGTATTATAATGCAGAGGCGTTTAACCTAATCCCTATGTTTATACCTGCATCTAAAGCTCTTCACGGATTCTTTAGTCCTAAGACTGGTGTAGACGATGATAAAAAAGCTCATGAGTATATAGAAGGTGAGCGACAAAAGATACTTGACAACGGTGGGGATAGTAAGGCATACAACTTACACTTACAAAACTACCCTCTTACAGTACAAGAAGCATTCTTAAAAACTAAAGGCTCTAGGTTTGATATAGCATTGCTTAATCAGCAAAGGGCTAGGGTTCAGACACTTGCAGATCCAGAGCAACATATTACTACTGGTAATTTAGATTGGGTAATAAATGAAAATGGTTTAACAGATCAAGTTGTGTTTACGCCACACCCTCACGGTGCTTATAAAATATTGCACGAACCACAAACACACATGAGTGGTTTAGATATTGGTGGTATTGATTCTTACGATCAAGATCAGGCTGGTGCTGCTCCGTCTTTGGGTTCTGCTATGATATTTAGAAGAATAGCTGACACTAATCAGCCATATAGATTACCTATCGCTGAGTATACAGATAGACCTGAAACAGCAGAGCAATTTTATGACGGATGCTTAAAGTTGGCTGTTTACTATAACGCACAAATGCTTATTGAATATACAAAGATTGGTATATTAGACTATTTCCTCAGAAATAGGGCGCAAAAATATTTAAAGACTAAACCTAGGTCTGCACACTCTCCTGGTACTAAAACTAGAAACAACTACGGTATCCACATGAATAAGCAGATTAAGGCGTATATGGAGTCTTTAATGTATGATTACATAAAAGAAAGGGGTGATGAAATCTGGTTTATAGACTTGTTAGACGAGCTTTGCGACTGGGGTTCTAGAAACACGGATAGAGCAATTGCTTTTGGTTTGTGTTTAATCCACGAAAATGATAACTTTGCAATTGAAGTAAAAAATAAAGAAACTGAAACCATAAAAGAAAGTGGTTTTGTATATTATAAATACGATAGTAACGGTACTCCTATAAAACATATAAAATAATGAAGAATTTTCCTAGCCAGTTAATACCTGACTCAAAAAAAGACAAGAAGTGGTGTGAGCAAATGCTTAACGCTATAGTTAACTCTACAGATCATGTAGACAGCCCAGAGAATAGGTATAAATTAAAAGATATTAGAAACTACGATATATATAATGGTGACTTTAATAGAGATGATTATAAATATCTTACTGAACAGTATGGGTACAATTACCCTGCAAGATTAGTAAACTACCCTATTGTACAGCCTAAGATAGATTTGTTGCTAGGAGAAGATCTTCATAGACCGCTTGATACTAAGGTAGTTACTATAAATCAAGAAGCTATTAACAGAAAAGAAGATCATAAAGTTTCTATGGTCATGAATAAACTGCTTGAAGAAGTTAAAGAGCAGATGGGTGAGATGGGAATAGATGTTAAGACTGAAGGTCAAGAAATACCTATACCTGACGACATAGATACTTTTATGAGATATAACTACAGAGAGTCTATTGAAGAGTCTGTTCAAGATGGTCTTGAGTTTCTTGTAAATAAATACAAACTTAAAAACAAATTTAAAGAAGGATTTAGAGATTTACTTATTACAGGTAAAGAATGTTATAGAGTAGAAATAAAAGATGGTGATCCACACGTTAGAAGAGTAGACCCTAGAGCATTAGCTTACGATTTGTCTACAGAAACTGACGATCTTGGAGAGGCTAACTGGATTACAGAAGAAAGGTGGCTATCTCCTAGCGATATAGTAGATGAGTTTGGTGAAGTACTTTCTGATAAGGATATTGAGCTTATAGAGTCTTTGTCTAATCAAAATAGTCTTGATCTTTATTCTGAATACAGAAACTGGTACATGAAAGGTGAATCTGGCGAGCTTAGAGTTAAAGTTGTTCATGCAGAGTGGAGGTCACTTAAGAAAATGCAATATAAAATAAGCCCTAACAAACATGACGAAGATAAACCATTTAGAAAGATGGTTTCTGATAAGTACAAAAAACGTAAGGGTGAAAAGATAAGAAAAGTTGTTATTGATGATATTTGGCAGGCAACTAAAATTGGCGGTAAGATTATGGTTAACTGCCAAAGAGTTCCTAATCAAATAAGATCTTTAGACGATCCTAGTGCAGCTAATCTAAGTTACATAGGTGTTGTAAGAAATCATACTACAGGTAACCCTGTATCTATGGTAGACTTGCTTAAAAACGTGCAAATGCTTTACAACATAACTATGTATCATATAGAACTATGTATGGCTAGGTCTGGTGGTAAAGCTGTTGTGTATGATGTAGCACAAATGCCAGCTAATTTAGGTATGAACATGCAAGATGTAATGTATCATATCAAAAATGATGGTATTATACCTATTAACTCTAAGGACGAAGGTTTACAGGCTCAAACATTTAATCAGTTTCAGCAAATAGACTTTACATTGTCTAATTCTGTACAACAACTTATAAACCTTAAAGTAATGTTAGAAGATATGGCTGGTCAAGTATCAGGTGTAACTAAGCAGCGTGAAGGTCAGGTTGAACAGTACGAGCAAGTAGGTAATCAGCAAAGAGCTGTAGTACAGTCGGCTACTATTACAAGGTCTTGGTTTTGGTCGCACGATATGGCAAAGCAAGATGTACTTATGCGTTGCGCTAACTTAATGAAGGTTTGCTGGTCTGAAGGAAAAAAGACTGCAACTGTTTTTGGTGACGGTACTTATAAGTTTATATCAATAATGCCAGATGTAGCATTAAACGACTACGGAGTGTTCTTAGGTGACGGAGGTAAAGATGAACAAATGAAAGCTGCTGTAAGTCAGTTAGCTCAATCAGCTTTACAGTCTGGTCAAATAGATATGCTAGACGTAATTAGAATATACAAGTCTGATACTATGACTGAGGCAGAGCATATTCTTGAAAGAGGTTTAGAAGCTGCTAAAGAAATGCAAGCACAGCAACAACAATCTATGGCTCAACAAGCTGAAGCAGAAGCTCAAGCTAAACAACAAGAGTTAGAAATTGAGATTGAAATGAACAAGCTTGATAACGAAACTAAAATTAAAGTTGCTGAAATACAGCATCAATCTAAATTAGAAACTGCAGAAATACTGTCTGATGACGCTTACGGAACTAAGCGTGCAGACGCTGCTTTAAAGCAAATGGAAGGTCAATTAAAAGGTCAAATTAAAAATTAATTTTTTTTAGTAACAAATTTTTATTAATATTGCAAAATGGAAGTAGAGAAAAAAGAAACATTAAGCGAAGAAGTTCAGGGTTTTAATCCTGAAGCATTTGCTGGACTTGATAAGCTAGTAGAAACTGTAGGTCAAGTTGATGAAGAAAAGTCTGAAGAAGAACCTACAGCTTTAGTAGAAGAAACTGAAGATAGTGTACAAGAAGATGTACAAGAAGATGTACAAGAAGATAATGATTCAGATTTTGATTGGGGATCTGATCAAGAAGAAGAAGTTGTAGATGAGGTTGAGCAAGAAAGCTCAGAAGAGGATTGGGATTTTGAAGACTCTAACGAATCTGATGAAGAATCTTCTACCGAAGACGATGAGCCTAAAAGTGAAGAAGGACTTAACTGGGATTCAGTAGCTGAAGAGCTTGGCTTGGAGGGTGCGTCTAAAGAAGATATTATTAAAGCTTTAAACTCTAAAAATGAGCCTGAAGTAGTTAATGATACAACTAAAAAGTACGAAGGATATTTAGGTCTTTCAGATAGGGAGCTTTTGGCTGCTGATATGAAAGCAACTGGAATGGATGAGTACGATGTTGATGATTCTCTTGATAGAATGGAAGACTCTGGGATGTTAAAGCATGAAGCTTTGAAAATTAGAAAGCAATTAAGAAATGCTATTCGAACAGAGAAAGAGTCAGTCCAGAAAAGTGAGCAAAGCAAAGTTCAAGAGCAAAAGCAAGCTCAAGAACAAGCAAGAAAAGACTTGCAGTCTCACCTAAAAGGTTTTAATAATTACCTTGGTGGGAAAGTAACTGTAGAACAAAGAAAAGATCTGTATAAGTATATAACAAACGGTAACTTTAATGAGGACATTTATAAGTCTCATGCCAATGTTGCGGAGGCAGCGTTCTTGTGGAAGAACCGAAAGCAAATACAGAAATTGCTGAAGTCGCAAGGCTTCGAAGAAGGTAAGGGTAGTGTATTAGACAACCTTACTAATAAAGGAGGTAGAGGAAACAGTAAGCCTAAGTATAAAAAAGGCGCTGGATTTGATCCTTCAGCATTTATGGGGTAATAATTTTAATGCTGTCAATGTTACGTTTTAAAATAATAATTAAGTAAATGCAATTTTAAATTATTTATTAAATTTTTAAATTGTAAAAAAAATGATTACAAAAACTGGTACGTTTGGAACTGATACTCAGGCTTCAAACTCGTTGGTAACTAACCTTTTAAAGTACCCTGAAATTTCAGCTACTTTAATTGAGCAGTACCCTCGTTATGCCTTGACATACTTGTTAGAGAAAACAGGTCGTCACGCTAACGTAAAAATCGCAGGTGACAAATCTTTTGAATGGAAAGTATTAGGTCGCCAAAGTCAATCTGTAGCTGTAGCTGCTGGACAAAATCAAATTAATGCTGTAGCTGCTGGTACAGCATCCACACCTACTGTAGGTTTAGCTAATAACTTTTTGGCGCTTCACGATGTTGTTGTAGATGCTGGTGGATTTGTAGGTCAAGTAACTGGAGTTGCTGGTAGTGTTGTTGCTAACAGACCAACTGCTACAAGTACTGTAAATGGTGGTACTGCTTATTCATACACATTTGCATTCCCTGATGGAGCTGCTCTACTAGATGACGGTGCTGTTCTTGGTAAAATTGGTTCTGCATTTGCTGATGGATCTGCTGGTTCGTCTGTATCTGAATATGTTGCTTACCCAAGCACTCACAAGAACTGGTTAACAATTAATAGAAGTAAACTTTCTATTACTGGAGGGGCTTTAACTGATGTAACTTGGATTGAAAACAACGGATCTAAATTGTGGTACTTTACTGCTGAGAAATTGTTTACTGATGAGTTTATGTATCAACTAGAGCTACAACGATGGTTTGGTAGAGCTAGTGTTGTTGATGCTACTACTGCTGATGGATACCCTGGTGAAACTGGAACTGTAGCTGGTGGTAACTTGATGGGTGATGGTATTCTTGCTCAAATTGAGGATACAGTAACTATGTCTTATGATCCTTCTGCTGCTGGTGGATTGACAGAAGATACTTTAGCTAGATTTATTGCAGAGCTTTCTCGTAATGCTAAATCTCCTGAAGGTAATGAGTGGGTAGTATTTACTGGTACTGAAGGTAGATACCAATTCCACAAAGCTATGAAAGACATTTCTGTAGGTGCTTCTTCAACAGGTGCTGCTGGTGCGGCTTCAGGTGGTTCTATGCAATCTATGAAGACTGGAGCTGACGTATCTTTAGGTGTTAACTTTGTATCTTACTATGTATTAGGTAACAAAATGACTGTTGCTTACTGCCCTGTATTTGATGATGCAAATGTTCATGGTGATGCTGCTGAGTACTATGATGGATCAGCTCAATCTGCTGGTGCAACTCCTGGAACTATGTCTGGTAAAATGGTATTCTTAGACTTCTCGTCTGTAGATGGTGTACCTAACATTCAGTTGGTTGCTAAAGGCGCTGATGGATTCAACCGTAACTACATCAAGAAATACATTCCTGGTATGGTTAATCCTTATGATCAAAAATCAATGCTTGCTGCTAACGGTGACGACTCATTCACATGTCAAATCATGTCTGAATCAGCTGTTATTGTTCGTAACCCATTATCTTGCGGTATTTTAGAAGCCGTACACGTATAGGGTTTATACTATAAGTGGGAGGAGTAATCCTCCCCTTTAGAACGCAAACAAGTATAATTAAAAAAAAGAGAAAAATGAAACATCCAGTTATTGTAAAAACAAGAAAACCAAAAAGGTTTATTTATTTAAATTTAGGTTCTTCTTATAAAGACCCTAAAGATAGGGGTAAAAGAAAAGTGCTATTAGATGCAAATGGAGAAGAACAAACTTTTATTATGAGATCTCCAGCTATTGTGTTTGATATTAATGATGATTTTGATTTACAAAGATATACGTGGTTAAAAAACTATCCTAATATTGATTCAAAGTTAACATTTGAGGATACTATTGAAAAAGAAATGGTTAATACTGAAAATATGATTGTATCTGCAGAAGCAATTCAAATTGCTGTTGGAATGACAGATAAAGATATTTTAGACTTCTGTAAATTAACAGGTATCAGAACTAAAGATAATTCTATTGAATTTGTTAGAGCTCAAGTTATTAAGTTAGCAAATGACGATCCAAATAAGTTTTCTAGAATAATAAACGACAGAGATAAAGATTATAGAGTCTTTATAGAGAATGCTATTGAAGAAAAAATTCTTAACTTTGTTAACGGTACTTATAAGTACAATACTGAAACTATAGGTTTAACTGAAGATCAGGTTGTGCAATGGTTAAAAGATAACAAAGACGTTTATGCTTTATTAAGAAAAGAGCTGTCTTCAACTAAAAAGAAAGTTAAGAAATAATGACATACTCAGAGGCGTATATTCACATAGATAATCTGCTAGATAAAGCAGGAACAGCATACTTTACAGATACAGAAAAGAATAATTTTCTTGACTTAGCTGTAATGGAATACACTAAAGGTTTAATAAATACTTTAGAATCCGATGCTCAGTCTATGGAAAAAATAGCACCTCTTGTTGCTAATTCTAACAATCAAACTAATAGTTCTGGATCTGTTACTTTACCTAATGACTTTTACCACTTACTTAGCGCTAATACTGCTACATCAAAAAGCTTAATTGATGTTATGGGTATTAATCAGTATAATGCAGCTAAACATGATCCGTTTCATTCAGCTACAGCTACTAATCCTATAGGTCTTTTAAAAGGATCTAATTTAGAAGTTCTTGGTTCAACTGAAAATGTAGATTTTGTTTATGTAAAAAATCCTAAATTAGCAGATGAAGAAACAATATCTGGAGATGATTTAGTTGGTAGTTATAATTTAAACTCTTCGGAGGAAATAGTAAATATTGCAGTTAGAAAGATGATGTTGTCGTTGGAAGATCCACGGTATCAGTTACAAGCTAACGAGCTGACCGCTGAAAAGCGTTGATGACTCTCTTTTTTCCTGCGTTAGATTGGGTGGTAGATTATTCTACCCCCATTCTTTTAAAAAATAGAATATGACTTTAAACGAAATTGTTTACAATATTAAAAATTTAGCTGAAGGTGGCTATACAACTGA